AATGTAAAACGCGATTCGCAAAATACGTATACCGTTCAGGGCGGCGCCGGGACTGACTACGCTGTATTTGTTCACAACGCAACAAGGAAAATGCGTGCGAGGCCATTTATCCGTGACGCATTACAGAATAATATCAACAACATTCGGGATATTGTAGAAAGCCACGCCAAAGACGGCATGGATTAAATCAATATAAATCAATCATCCGCGCTCGGTATATCCGGGCGCTTTTTTTATTGCATTTCTTTCCGAAAATTTTACCCAAAAAAATGAAAGTTTAACATATAGGTAAGTGCGAGAATGTTTGTTCCCGTTCAAAATAAGGCTATAAGGCAAAGCACCGCCTTAAAAAATCATTTCCGAAGCGCAAAGCATTGCGCCCGAAGAATAGGAGGAAAATACATGTCTTTTTCCAGGTCATTTCTGAAATCCGTCGGCCTGACCGATGAACAGATCAGCGCTGTGATTGAGGAACACATCGCCGTAACCACCCTCCTGAAAGCCCAGCGCGACCAATTCGAGGGGGACGCGAACAAGTACAAGGCCGATGCTGAAAAGCTGGCCCAGGTACAAACAGAACTGGACGAATTGAAAGCCCGCAAGGACTACAAGGCTGATTACGACAAGGCCGTGCAGGATTTGGCGGACTACAAAAACCAGGTGGAAGCGGAAGCAGAAGCGGCGAAAGTACGCGCCGCCTACAAACAGCTTTTGACCGATGAAAAGATCAGCGACAAGCGGCATGAAGCCATTTTGAAAGTCACCGATTTTTCTGGGATGAAGCTGGACAAGGATGGGAAGCTGGAAAACGCCGACAAGCTGAAAGAAGCAATTGGCAAAGATTGGGCGGAATTCAGAGTTTCCACCCGCGATCGGGGAGAGGACGTGGCCCATCCGCCCCGCACAGATAACGGCGGCGGCGTAAATACCGAAATGCAAATGTACGCCAAACGCTTCCATGATGAACGATACGGAAAAAAGGAGAGTGAGTAAATGTCTTTCATCACCACCCCGGACAGCCAGGCGAAGGTTTACGCGCCCGGCTGGTTCTTGAAAAACAATGAAGCCTGCACCCGCGAAACCCGCGAATTTGCGCAGAACAGCGCCCTGGTGAAGACCGCTGATAACGGCGGAAAGTATGTGCCCATGGGAACCGCGTACCCCACCAATGACGGCAACGCCATCGGCATTGCCTATGAAGACGTGGACGTGTCCAGCGGCAACATGCCCGGCAGCGTGGTAACCAAGGGCGAAGTGTACGAAGATCGTCTGGCCGTAACGGGCGAAAGCTATGACGCCGTAACCCCCGCAAGCGGTGATAACCCCAGCGAAAAGGGCTGGTATGAGCGCAGTGGTTCCGCTGGCGCGTATGTGTACACCCTGACCGATGATACCACCGTTACCCAGGGCACCAACTATTACGCCAAGTCTGACGTGCGCCTGGCCTCCGCCGCCAAGACCGCCCTGGCTGCGCTGGGCTTTACGTTCGTAAACAGCCCCGCCGTGACCCGGCCTTACTAAGAAAAGGAGGAAGCGAACCATGGGAAAGTTTGAAAACGGCGTTCTGGGCATGATTCCCGCCACTGACTGGCTGGATTTGTCCAACAACATTGACGTATCCCGCCCCAATGACCCGATTGACAGCATTTGGGGCGATATGAAGACCGACAACATCATGGCTGAGTGGGAAACCATCAAGAGTCAGTACCTGCTCCCCACCATGGCCTATTTCCACGGGTTTGATACCGAAGCGCATACCGCTATTCGTATGCCCATCGAAACCCACAATATCGAAAAGGGCCTGATCAAAGAAAAAATCAACCAGTCTGAGCGCCTGCGTGCGCTGTGGAACCGTGGCGAACAGCGCGAAAGCAAGCTGTACGAATACACCGTGAACGACGCGCTGCACCGGGCGGATGCCATCATTACCCGTTCCAAGGTTGCCAAATATGAAATCATGGCAACGGGCAAAATGACCATCAAAGAAAACAACCTTGACCTGTCCATTGACTACGGCGTGCCCACCGATCAGCTGAACCTGACCCTTGACCTTGGTAACGGCGCTTCCAAGGATGTGCTGTCTCAGATTCAGGACATTATCGACCAGGCCGCAGATCTGGGCGTGGTTATCAACGGCGTTATGACAACCAACAAGGTTGTAACAAAGCTGCGTAACAATGCGGGCTTGCAGAAAGCCGTCAACGGCAATATCGGCGCCGGTGTACAGCTTCGGCGCTCTGCTCTGGAAGCTTACCTGAAGGATGAATACGGCATTGACCGTGTAATTACCGCCGACCTGCGCTACAACGTGGCGAAGGGCATTGATGCGAACGGCAACCCCATCCTGGAAACCCACCGCTATTTCCCCGAAGATAAAATCACCTTCTTCGCTACTGCCGTTGGCGGACAGATGGGTATTGGCCTGTGGGGCAATCCTCCCGAAGCTGACCGCACCGACTTGGAGCCTGCGAACGTGAGCAACCGTTCTCCTTACGTCTGGATCAGCCAGAAAGCCGAATGGGACCCCAAGGTGGTTTGGACGAAAGCCTCTGCCCTGTACATCCCAATGCTGTACAGCCCCAACAGCCTGTTTGCCGCCACCGTCACCGAAACGCTTGGTGGCTGACGATGTACATTTCGCTCCGCCAGTGGCGTGATTTGACAGACGGTCATCTGTACGCACCCGGAGACCCTTTTCCGCATGATGGGCGGGCCATTGCTCCCGCCCGGATTGCGGAACTGACAAGCAATGCCAATAAAGCCCATTTGGCGCTGATTGAGGCCGTTTCTGCAAAAGGTGAGGAATCGACCGCAGAAAACAGCGGACAGCCACAGGAAGCGCCGAAACCCGCAAAACGGGTCAGAAAACCGAAGCAGTAACGGAAGGGAGGAAATCATGCTTCAACAGGTGTGTGAATACATCCATAACTATTTCATCTCGAAAGACGGGCGGATTCCGCGCTGCTGGGCCAATGACTACACCATTGCAGACGGCATGATTTCCCCCGCCGTGCAGCTGAAAGAGGGGCAACGGTTCCTGATCGTGGGAAGCGACCTGAACGACGGCGTTTACACCTACCACGAATCAGGAATCACTAATGATGATGACGCCGAAGCGGTGGGGCTCCAGGCCGAAGATTTTACAGGCAGTATAGCCGCGATGGCTGTTCCTCCTGCGGTCATCGCGCTTATTGGAGAGATCAATGATTGGGTGGCAAAATACGGCGCCATCGTCAACAGTCCTTATTCTACCGAATCTGTCCAGGGCGTGTACAACTACAGCAAAACCACGAAAAGCGAAGAAGCAGGAGGCGGCGGTTATTCGTGGCAGGACGTGTTCAAAAGCCGCCTGAACCAATGGAGGAAGCCGTTCCCATGATTACAGGATTAGGAAACACGCTGCTGGACAGCATGACGGAAACCTGCACCATGCGCACCCGCACTATCGTTCCAGACGGTTTAGGCGGCTACAAGGAAGCATATACGGACGGCGTAACGTTTGAGGCCGTTATCCGCAAGGATGACACGGACGCGGACAGGATTGCCGAAAAGCAGGGCGTGAAGGAAAGCTATACAGTGGTAGTCAGGAAAGGTTTCCCATTTCAATTCCATGATGTTTTCCGGCGCGGCAAGGACGGTAATACATACCGGGTAACGAGCAACATCCAGGAAAAAGAATCGCCCGCTGTCAGTAATATCAACATCGGTGCTGTAGCCGCCGAAAGGTGGGATGAGCCGTGAAAGATACCGCTGGCGCTTTGTACCGCTTCTTTTCCGGCTTTGGATTGCCCGCTTATGTGGAAAACAATGTACCGGATAACGCCGATTTGCCCTATATCACCTATGAATTGCGGGAGCCGCAGGCTGGGGAACGTTCCAGCCTAACGGCCCGCGTTTGGTATATCGATACCGGATTTCAGGCCATTACGGAAAAGGTGGATGAAATCAAAAACGCCGTTGCGGACGGTGCTTCCATTCCCGTTGACGGCGGCGCGGTGTGGCTCTGGGCCGATGATAATTTCTGCCAGTTCCAGCCGCCCGATGAACCGAAACTCAAAATCGCCTATTTGATGATGATTATAGGCGCTTACAAAATGTAAGGAGATGAATTAAGATGGCCCGCGAGAAATACACGAAAATTCCCGCCAATACCTTCAAGCATCTTGTTGTGAACGCCGGTATTATGCTCGCGAATTTCACGCCCGGTACTGGTGAATACCAGGAAGAAGATATGCTTGGCCCAACCTCTGGCGGCGTGAATTTCACCACTACGCCCAGCTTTTCCGACTGGGGCGAAGATATTGACAACTGCCCGAAGAACACCAAGGAACTGAAACGCTTGGAAGATTGGGATGTGAAAATGTCCGGCTCTTTCGTTGCCGTTTCTGCGGAACTTGCTACTATGTTGTCAGCCCTGGCTGATAAAACCGACGTGGCAGCCACTACCGGCGAAAATGCAACCCGCGCTTATGCCAAGGTAACACCCCGCGATACTGTGGATGTTGAAAATGATTTCCATGATATTTGGCTGGTTGGCGATTACAGCGACGTGAATACAGGTGCGAATGCCGGGTATATCGCTATCCATATGATGAATGCGCTTTCCACTGGCGGCTTCCAGTTGCAGACACAGGATAA